TCATAGTGCTTGTATTTCTTGTTTAACTTCTTGCCAGTATTCTATATTACCGTTGTAGTTTATATCCCATTGAAAATTATTAATCATTAAATTCAATATCTCATCAACTGCAATTAATGCACAGTACTTAGCTATCACAGTACATAGTATCTCTTCACCACATTCAGTATCACTGTTCATTAGCATTATCCTATAGGTATCTACTAACTCTTTTGCTTTATCTTTTGGTTTCATAGCTCCTCAATTTTTAAGATTAATTCTGGCCATCTGTCCACTAGTAGAATGGCATGTTGTTGATCGTATGCCTTCACTATCTTGAAGGACTTGTCTTTCAGTGTTACTCTGTATGTTTTCATTTTTAGCTCTTAGGTAGTTAATGTATAGTAATATGTTAAAGTGACCTCTCTTGGTCCAATAACTTTCAATATCAGCTAAGTTCATATTCTTCAATTTGTCCGTTGTTACATCCACACTCCTCTTCAGTGTAGTGAATTTCATTACCAAATGTGCAGTAGTGTACCTCTACAGTACCCTCTCCATTGCAGTCAGGGCAAATCATAGCTCACAAGTTGTTTTGATAATTGTGTACTTTTTGTGTTTGAATTTACTCAGGTTGTTTCTCTTGGTAGGAGCAGTCAAGTTGAATTCTTTTATCATCATGTTGTAAGTATTCCAAATTGATTTCCATCTTGTTGCTGGCTCAGAGTCTTTACCATATTGATCCATGACAAATAGGTACATGTCCCAGCTTTTTTTCTCTTCTTGAATGATGTGATTAATTAAATTTTGCATGTTACTTTGATTTAAGGGTTAAAATTTTGATAGTTGCTACTATGCTGTATAGTATCAATAAATAAACGATTTTTCCTTCCATGTGTTTGGTTTTTATGTTAATAATTATGTAGCAAAGTTAAGAACTATTTTCACTTATGCAAATTAATTAACATATTTTAACATTTGAATAGATAAAAAAAGGGATAAACTATCACTAGATCATCCCTCTTAGGTGTTATTGTAACCAAACAATATACATGCGTGACAAATATAACTATTTTTTTCTTCTGAGTAAGAATTTTATTAACTTTCCTACAAATCCTGATTGCTCATTCACATCAACATTTACCTCTCCATTGGTCACTTGTACATCTACCTTCTCAGTATCTATTTTAAGGCTCTTAGAGTCACTTTCTTTATTAAACTCTACGTCTACCTTTGGAGTGTCTACTTTAACCTCTGTAGTGCCATTTTTACGAGTAACTTTAACATCCACATTCTTAGTGTCAATGTTGATATTAATGTCTTTTTTCTTCTTGGGTGTTTTCATTTATGCTTCGTTATTACTTATTATTCCTTGACTTGATAAATTTACTACTCTCACATTAGCTGGTTGAGCTATTTTCCACGCTGTTCTTCTAGCTTGGTGTAATCTTGACTTAGCAATTCTCATCACATTTACCTGGTTGTTTTGGTTGCCACCTAGTACATGGTAGTGTGTTCTATCTTCACCAACATACAAGCCTACATGACCACCACCATCTCTCTTGAATGTCAATACATCACCTAACATAGGAGTGCTTTCTTTTGTGCCATACTTAACCCAGTTTAAAGCCCACAAAGGACCATCTACTACCTCAACACCAGCTTTGTGTGCACAATAAGCTATAAATAGACCACACCAGGGGATCTCATCATTAGTGTATGCCTTAAGTCCAAGCTCAATGGCCCATGATAAAATGATAGGGTTGTGATTTTTACCTATAATCTCTCTAGTACCTATCAAACTGACAGCTTGCACTAGGATTCTTGGACCAGTCTCTTGTTTTAGCCAGTTATAATTCATAATAATTGATTACAATTATCCCTAATGTTATCCCACATGCAGCACCTAATAAAAATTCTATCATTTTTGCACTGTTAACTGTGATAGTGTAGCTCCAATTGTGCCAGCAGTTACTAAGTAGCCAGCCATCTCTACTACAATAGTAGGTAGTGTGAATGGTGAAGTCAATAAGACAGCTCCAATAGTACCAATAGTGATTGATAAGTTGCGGACTTTGATCCAAAAATTAGGTGTTTTGGCACACCATCTGTCTCTTAGTGTCATTTTACTAGTTGTATTTCTATTAGTTTCTTAACTGATTGAGTCAACTCACTGATGTGCTCAGCTAGATGCTTAATTTCAAGCTGTGTCATTTTTTCAATAGCATCACTTCTGTGCCTTGCCTCATTATCTACCAGGTCAATCTTACCTTTAAGATGACTAACATCAGCTATTATCTCTTTCTGCTCACTTACCACAGCTTTTATGTCACTATGTACATTCTTTAAAAAGTAACCTATCCCTGATAATAGGATAGTTATTATAGTAAATGCTATCTCATTAAATCCCATCACAAAATAAGTATTGAATTATTATAACCATTCTCTCTCATACCTCCACAATGGCACCCACTATGACATTGACCAATACAATCACAAGAACACTCATCTATCATTGGTCTAAGGTCAGTGTCTCTATTAGTCTTATCTGTGAAGCCAGGATAAAGGTCTTTATTAGCTATCAAGTATCTGATTAATCTTTGCTCATAAAATGATGCCTTCTGTGCATAGTGCTCCATTCCAAATGCTACCTCACTTCTGCTCACAGATGCTGAGAAGTCACCAAACTGTGTCTGCAGTCCTTTGTTTTTTAACTGATAAGTCAATCCAAAGATAGCATCCTCTGCACTTCTCCAAGCTATTACTGGCTGTATGAAGGTAACAAGTGTCTCCTCATCATTTGTAAGTGTCTGAGTATTGTAAGCTCCAAGCAAGTAATTATAGTATGTGGTCCCTAAGATAGGCATCACTCTAAGCTGTGCCTGAGTAGCTATGTATGGAGTAACATCAGTCACATCTACATTGGCTGTGATTGGTGTATTGACCTTAAGGTAAGTCTCTGTTATAAAATAGATCATAGTGTTGGTGTTTCAGTTGGCATTACGTCACCACCTTCTATAGGGGGTAAAGATGCAAGAGCTCTCACTTCATTTGGAGTCATTGCATTAAGTACTTTTGTAGCCACCAATGGTGATAGTGAGTTAATTGCATCAGCTGTTTTACTAGCATCACCTTCAATCTCAACAATAGTCTCATTGATAATTTGAAAGTTGTTGATAGTGTATTCACCTGGTATCTTAGCGATCTCTAAAAGCTCATTTATTATCTCTTCTACCTGGTATCTCAATGGCATTACTACATTTTTCTCAAAGATGACATAGGCTTGTTTGATGTCAGCACCCCCACCTAGTGAGCCAGTAGTTCTGACACCCATAAGGATAGGATCAATAGTGTGAGCAAAACAAATCTGTTCAGTATTCAATGCTGATGCTTCATGAAAGAGCTTGTCATTGCCATTAGTAGGTAGTGATTCAATCTTTGGCAATTGGTCCGCTGAGTTAGCAAAGAATGCTACAGCCTTACCAGCATTAGCTGCACCTTTCAACCTATCAATTGTGTGCTTGATCATTGACTTCTCCTCTTCTGACTGTGGTCTCTTAGGAAACATCATAGCAAATGAAGGAAAGACACTATTTTGTATGTTACTTTTTGCGAAGTAGCTCAACTCACCACTAAGGAAAGCAAAGTTAAGAGCACTAGTATATTGTGGTAATGGATACCATTCTTGTCCTAGTGTCATAATCTCATAGACATACAACTGCTCTAGGTCTGAGTTAGTAGGATGATATTTTTTTATAGATGTTACGTCAATTCTAGCTGACCAATCATCACATAAAAAGTATGTAATTTTATCTCTAGCTATCCTAACTTTCTCAGGTGATACATTGTATATCTTGTACAGCTCTCTCTTAGCATTGTAGCACAGCTTGAAGTAAACTCTGTGATGTACTGTCAACTGCTGAGCTATTGCTCTCTCTACTTTGCCTAGTTTAATCTTTTTCTCAAATGTATATAGCTTTAACTTGTCCTCATTGGTCATTCCTTCACTCTTAAGAGTATATCCACCACCAACTACTGAGTTAGTTTTGAAGTCCACAATGGCACCATGTAAAGGTGATGTATAGTAGAGCTGATTAAGTAGCTCAGGGAACATGTTATCTTGACCAAATGGAATATAGCCAGCCACCTGGTATCTACCATTCACATAAGGTAGTGATAAGTTAGCGTCACCTACTCTACCAAATGGAGTAGAGAAAGACTGATAGCCTTCTACTACTTGTGTTGTTTGTGGCTTCTCGCCTATAAATCTACTATACCAAGCCATTAGTCATAAATTGAGTTAATAATTGCACCAGCTACTACCATTCTACCCTCTTCAATCATATTCAATCCAACTGGATTAAGTGTCGGTGTAGAGCTTTCATAGACCTTATATCTATACTGACCTTTAATAAAGTCAATATCTATAGGGTCCTCGATAGTAAATAGGTTAAATCTTGAGGGCCACAATGAAGTATCAACACCTTGCCAGTATATTGGGTTAGATGTTGTGTTAAACTCATCCTCAAACTCAAATAAATAGTAAGCATTTGATAGTGTTGTGACCTCAGTTAAGGTCAGCACAAAGCTATTGGTTGAGTCTTTCTCAAGATAAATCATACCTATATTGTATGATGTGAAAATTTTAATTAAAAAAAAAGCCTTACATTTCTGCAAGGCCTCTTTATCTATGGAGAAGAATAGATTATGGAGCTGGTGTTGTTAAAGTAGCTACTACAGACTCTTCAATTTGATAAGCTAAAAACTCATTCTCTGCAAGTAGAGTAATTGAATATTTACTACCATCTGCACGAGCTGTACCAGAGCCTTCACCAGTCGCAGTCAACTGCAAATATGGGAAAAACCAGTACAAGCCATTAGCATCTTGAACAATACCACTTAAGTACTGTTGACCTGAGCCTAACACCTTGATAGCACTAGACTTAACTGATTCACGTCTGTGAAACATCAAGTTAATAGTCTGAGTTACAAATGAAGAGCCATTGATTAAGTCAATGTTTGACTCTTCTGTGTAGCTTGAAGTGTTACGTCTGAACTCAAACTCAATAAATGGATCAGCTCCACCTACTAAGTCTAAGTTATCAATTAAATAGTCATCACCAGCATCAACTGTCAATGTAGTCATATCAACATTATCTTGTTGATTGACAAAGAATTTATAAATACCACCAGTGTTGTTATCACAACTCTTAAGGATGGTTTGAAGTGCATCACATGCCATGTCTTTTTATGTTTTAAAGGTTAAAAATAGGGGAGCACTTACTACTCCCCTTGTATTAATGTCTAGTCAAAACATACATTGTATACAACAATCTCAGAAGGGTTTGTGTAGTGGAAACCAGCTTTCATGTTAGCACGAGTTCTTAAGTAAGGCTCAGCTACAGTGTCAGATAAATTTACAGCTCTCAATGCTTTTGAGTCACCTTCAGCATCAAATGCGTATACTAGGTTGTTTTTCAATGTCAATACAATAGTGTTGTCAGGCATACCTTCACATACTACTACATTGATTCCTAAGAAAGTCAAGCCTAATGGTAAAGTCACATAAGTTTGTGTGTTACCTTGTGCTGCTTTCAACTCATAAGCATTAGCTACATTTGTTGATACATACAATCTTAATTCTGATTTTTTACGTACAATTGAAGCTGGTGCAGCGTTAACTACAGCCTCTAATACTGTCAATACATTTGCAGTAGAGATAGCTCCTGAATACAATCCAGCTGCTAAGCCTTCATCACCACATAATTGAACTAAATAACCATTACAAAGTCCTAATAATGGATCTGAAGAGTTTATGTCACCTTGCCATCTTAACAACTCTAAGTCTTGACCAATAACATTAGCCATTTCATTCCAGTAGTAAGACATAAATGATGCAACTGTGAAGTCACCATTTGAGCCTTGAGACATTTGCAATGCTAAGAAAGACTGCTCTAAGTCAAATTGACAAAGTTGAGCCATAGCTGATAAAGGACATACATCAATGTCAATAGCATCCAATGTATCTGTAGGAGCTGTAAAGTTACAAGTAGATGCTTGTAATAATGAGCCAAAAGTTACATTAGCTAACTTAGTTTTGCTTTTGATACCTGGTAAGGTACGGAAGTTGTTAGCAATGTCAGGACTTGATAAGTATGCTTTAGAATAAAACTCATCAGGGTTTGCACACAAAAGTGCATTTGTTTCGATGTCTAGGTCGAATTTTAGGTTACGTGTCATTTTATTTTGATTTTGAAAATTTTACAAATTCTTTAAATTTTTCGTGAGCAGTTAATGCAACACTAGCTACTTCCTCTTCAGTCTCAACTGCTATAGATTCTTCAATCTGATTTTTTAACCCAGCAATCATTGAGATAACTGAATTCATGTGTTCCTCTAATAAAGGTCTCACAATAGCAATAATAGCTTCAGCATCTACAGCTGGATCAATAGCCATAGCTACCTCTTCTGTTTCAGCTTCTTCTGTAGCTTGAGCCTCAGCATCAGCTACTTCTTCTTCTACAGCTGGGTCTGCTGATAATTCAGCCTCCATCTCTGTAGGTACATCTTTAATCTCAACAACTTCTCCATCTTTAACAATGTAGATTTTATCCTCGATTAGATGTTCTCCATCAGGTAATTTCATAGTATTTAATTTTAATTGTTCCGATAATTTCATACCTAAAAAGCCTTCTATAGAATAGCCTACTTGACCTGACTCTACAAGCTCATCATAGTAAGCTCTATCTGTCACTTGACTTGTTAGCATCAATGTCCCTTTAGGTACATCAATACCATAAGTAGTGAATGCTTTGTCAGTCTTTGGACTATCTACTATCCAAGCCTCTAGGATGTAAGCTGGGACTTTCTCAGTTGCATCATGCTCTAGGTTAAAGATGTCTTTATTCTTTAGATTCTGCATGAACTTAGAATGTATCTGCTCAATCACCTCAGCTGAGAATTGAACATCATACTCTTGCTCCGTATCCTCATCCATTCTATAGATTTTCATAGGTATCATTGATGGTGCAACTATTCTCATTTTTACATCATCTTTGAATGCCATAGCAACATGAGAATTGAAAGCCATACCTTTAACCTTTATTGCTGGTTTAGATGTAAATGCAATCATTTCTATGCCTAAGTTCTCACCATCAGCATACTCATCCTCAATTGTTATCTTATAGACTGGTCTATCCATGCCTATATTGTAAAAGTTGTTATATTTGTTAAAAATTAAAATCTATGGTAACAATATTAGGCATTGATGTACCTAACCAATTGAATGAGTTAACTGTACAGCAATTTGAAACAATCACCACTATCCATGCTAATCCTGAGCTAGATGCTATTGACAAACATTTGCAAGTGTTTGAATTCTTAGGAGTGCCCACAATCAAATGGGATGATGTTGAGATTGAAGAGTTTAAAGATATTGTAAGAAATTTCAATGACATTCAATCAAAGCCTGAGCTAGTGAACACATTGGAGATTGATGGCTACACTTATACTGCATTTGAGGACCAGTTCAAACTATCTGTAAAAGATACTAAGTACATTGAGAAGATTATGCACTCAAAACATAAAGGATACATCTCTGAGTTGTTAGCTGTTTTATTCAAGCGTACTGACCTAACTAAGGTAGAGCACTATTCAGATGCACACATTAAGCTGAAAGCTAAGTTAATTAGAGAATTGAAAGCTGAGTTAGCTGTGCCATACCTGGTAGAGATTGGTCAGAAGTTATCTAAACACATACCTAAGGATGCACCTACCGAAATCTTGGAGTGAGATTGATGTTCTGCAGTTCAAAGAGATTAGAGAGCTGTATACTATCCCTGAGGTCTTCAATAGAGAGATTGAGATACTTGCTATACTAGCTGATGTCAGTTCAGAAGAGCTTGAAGACCTTGATATAGAAGAGGTTACTGCTATGATTAGTCAGATAAAATTTGTTAACTCTGAGCCATCTAAACAATACAAGCACCAACTTGATGACTACCACTTCAAGTCACTAGATAAATTGACAGTTGGTGAATACATTGACCTTGAGCACTACTTCTCAAAAGACTATAATCA